ATATAATATTAGAAAATAACCAGTAATTATTTACAATAAGCTTTATGGAATTCCCAACCAAAAATAAATAGCAACAAAAATTATTATAAAAGGACCTGGAATCAGGTCCTTTAGTTTTCTGCTAATATCATAGGTGATTTAATTTATGTAAAAAGATGAGGTGACATTTAGTTATGGCAAATTATAATTCCGGTAGATTGTATAACCACAAAATAGCTAATGGTGGAACAAGTTATAATTCTGCGCCATTTGTAATATTAGTTTTAGAAAGCGGATATGGGTTAGATGAGGTTAAAAACCGAATAAACTCAATGCAAATATTCGATAATGCTATATCATCAGACCAAATTATGCTTATTACTGATGTTCAAATTGCAGACCAATCCTTTTCTAATGATTTTCTATCTACAATTGCAAATGTGGGTTTATCCGATTCTGGTACAGGCTATGATAAAATTCAAAATATAAAAGCAACGATACCAATCGTCGATACTGGTACAGGTAATGAAGTGGTTAACGTCGCTGGAGCTTTCTTCGTAATTGATTCAAATAATGTTTTGCAACCGCTCGGTGTCATAGTTCTAAAAGATAGCCATTATGAACTTTTACCTTCGACCAGAGATATAACGGATGAAGTTCCCGGTATGCATGGTGAGATTGATTTCGGCACAGAAATTAAAGCACGTAATCTTGAACTTCATGTTGTAACTAATAACGGCCTTTCACCATTAGAGAAATCTCATCTTCAAAGATTAATTGCCAAATACCTTGATCCAACCAAAGGGGCAAAAACGCTTATTTTCTCTAACGATATTGAAAAAACCTACAACGTAAAATATTCAGGTAAAATTGACCCTACAGTTTATGCAACTTGGTTTGAGTTTACTCTGCCATTTAAAATGAGTAACCCGTTTATTAAAGGCTCTTTTGAAAAGACATTAACCGGCAGCGGCACTTTAATTAACAATGGTACATTTGAAACACCTTTGACAATTGAAATTACAGGTCCGTCAACTAACCCATCTTTGAAAATAGGAAACGATACCCTTTTGTATACAGGCACAATTCTATCAGGCCAAACATTGACTATCGCTTCAAATGGTAGCTCCGGCACTGTAAAATTAAACGGAGTAAATGCCATATCCGGATATAACGGGGTATTCCCCTCCCTTCAACCCGGACAAACGAGTGTTACCGCTAACAATAACACAACTATTCGTTGGCGTGATTGCTGGCTATAAGTTACTTATAAATTTAAAAAGGAGTGAATAAAATATGGAAATACCAAAGTATATAGAAGTAAAGACAGCAGCCGGTGAAAGGGCCGCTTTTTTATCGCCCAAAGCTGACGGCTTAAAAGACTGTTTCATCGATTGCAGATTAAACAATGAATCTACCCTTGAGTTTTATCTACCGGCTAACTCAGAAAAGATAGAAGAGCTTACGCCAGAATGTCAAATTTGGGCTGGTGGCAGGGTGTATTCGTTACTTGGACAAGAAGCCGTAGATACTATCAGAGATGAAAAAAATACTTTATGGTCAAGGTTTATGGCTGTTGAAAGATGGAAGTCAAATCTTGAAACAAGCTTTATAGAACCGTCACTTTCAAATGACCCTTCTGCTTCCCCACCTGCTGACCTTGCAGTTATAATAGTTGGCGGTGGTACAAACTTATCCGGAGGGCAATATCAGGCAGGTACTGCTGCACATGCTTTATATGCTGTTTTACAAGGTTCAGGCTGGAATATGGGAACTTGTGATGTCACTGGCATTCATGACCTTGAAATGGAAAAAGAAAGCCGCCTTGCGCTTATACGTGAGATTCAAAATATTTGGGGTGGCTACCTCGTTTGGGATAGTGTAAATAAGATTGTCCATCTTCGTGACGGAGGTAAATGGCAGAATTATACCGGCTTCCAGGTGCGATACAAAAAGAACCTGAAGCATATTACCAGAACACAAAGCAATAAGCTAGTTACAAAAATGTACTGTTTCGGGCATGACGATCTGGACATTGCTTCCGTTAACGGTGGTTTAAAGTATCTTACAAATAACAGTTACACACCGCGAGAATATGTTGGAATATATAAAAATCAAGATATATACAATGCACAAGAATTATTGGAAAAAGCTATTGCTGAGCTTGCTTTGAATTGCCATCCCCAATACAAATACACAGTAAAAATGGTTGACCTAAGAACGCTACCCGAATACAGTCATGAGGATTTTACAGTCGGTGACATGGTTGACGTGGTTGACGAAACTGTCGCCCCTGGAACTCCAAGAATAAAATTATACAGACACAAATACAATGTATTCAAACCTTGGGAATGTGAACTAGAAGTTGGTGACCCTACAGAACGCCTTGTGGAGGATTTAAAAGCTTCTTTTGATACAACATCATTTGTAAGTAATACATTCAATGCTTCTGGTCAAAGTAGCGGAGCAAGCATTGAAGATTTGACTATCACCAATGCAAAAATAGTTGACTTATCCGCAGATAAAATTACCGCAGGAACAATTAACGCCACTATAAGTATGACTTCTCCAATTATAAATGGTGGTCAAATTACAGGAGCGTCTTTTAATAATGGCAATGGAACGTTTACAGTTAACGCTGCTGGAAAAGTTACTGCAAGTAATATTGAAATCAAAGGCGGTTCGATAAATGTTGGTACTGATGTTAATGTAGGTAATAGTATAAACATTGGAGATTTAAACACTATCGTTGAAAAAGGTATTTATTTTTATAACAATTCAACGTCTGGTTCTACATGTAACATCAATTTAAAAGCCGATGGTTCACTATCTATTAATAGTTTTGAGAGTATATATATAAATCAGGGTGGAGGAAATCAAATTAAAATACAGGATGGAACAATTACCCTTAATGGGACTGTTTATGGATTAGAATCTTCAGATTGGGAACAGCCAAATCACAATCATGGCATTCCTAATGGTACATTACTAGCAAAAGTAGATGGGAATAATAATATTATTGGATATGTAACTTGGAAAGAAAGCGGAGGTTTTATACATGGCCATGAAATATATTAAAATACCTGGAGTAATTATTCCTCCAGGTATTTGCCTAAAAAATTAATGTTAAAGTAAGTAAATCCTTTATATCTTATATAATTAATTGGATTTGCATCTTTTGTATCTAAAATTAATTCTTCATTTTTATACAGTTTATACGTATTGCTTTTGCCGTTAAATTCAACTCTAATATGTGTTTTTTTAGTAAATTCAGTAGAAAGAATATAGGTATTATTATTATATATTAAAGCTTGATATTCTTTATAAGTGGTAATTGTAAAATTATCACCATCATATAAAGATGTAGGATTAAAGTAATTAGTGGTAGTATTTTCTGTGTTAGTTTTGTTTTCAGAGGTAGTTATATCTATCCGTTTTTCCTTCTTATTAAATTCAGCATTAATTCCAGCAGCCTTGAGATCTGTTAGCTTTAAAAATGTTGACCCATTTATACTATAGCCGTTAACATCTGCCTTTTTGCCATCAATCAATACGGGGTATGGATTAGGCACTACATTTAGTTTTACTGCTGCAAAAGCTGTAAGGGAAAGTGACAAAATAAGCCCAACAGCAAGACCAGATATGAATTTTTTCATAGGTATCGCCTCCTAAGAATATTATAGCCATTATTGTAAAATTTATCAAATAATTTGTATGAAAGGTGATGAAAAATATGCCAAGAATTTTATATTTTAAAGAAGTAAAACCAGAAACATTCAAGAAGATTGAAAGTGATATTAACAGCATTATAAAAGAACACTTCCCAGATGGTGTAAGGCTATTTGACTGTACTGGTGAGATGTGCGGAGTAATTGATGAAATAGAAATATGCAATCACTATCAAGCATGCATGACCGCTGATTGCAAGGGAAAGTTTGTACATGGTTCAGATATACGAGTTTATCATAGCGAAGTTCTTATGTATCTATTGTTGCGTGGTGATGAACTAATTTCGCTTATGGATGGAACTAATATACAATAGTAAGCTAGGGGCGGTTAATATTTTATATTTCTTCGCGTTTATTCTTGTGGTTCTTATTACATAGGACGAAGCAGATCCGGCAGATATTATACTCGCTCCGGGTGTATGATTCCATTTACTTGTATAATATTTATAACCCTAATAATTACATTTTTATTAATCCACTAAGATGTCAAAAAAAGGGGCTTAAGCGCCCCTCCCGTCCATTATCTGCACAACTTCCTGATATGTATCAACGGAAATTTGAGCCGCCGAAATTATCCGGGTTATACTGTAGTCAAATATTTTTCGAATATGACTTACACTGATATTTAATTCAGCAGTCACATCCTTCCAAGGCGTTTCAGAGCTATCACCTGGATACCTTAAATTTAATATAGCTTTCTGTATTTTTGTCAACACTTTTTTACCTGCTTCTATACTTTCTACAACATTTGCCAATAGGCTTACGTCTTTCTGCAGTTTCTTTATATTGTCCCTAGATGAATATCGGTACTCCATCGCAATCCTTCCAGTTTTATCAGATATTGCACCAGGTCCTGGTAGTCCACCGCCCGTGACAGGTCCGTTCATGCATGCAGAGTATATATCACCATCAACATCCTCCGCGAGTGCTTCAAATCCTCGCTTCATGCTCTCACAGGCCGCTGATATAACTGGTAAGTTTTTTAAAAGGTATTTCATTTCTTCTGGGCGTATTAGCATTATATTTACCTCTTTTCTCTGTCATAGTCTATTGACTTCAAAATATCTTCAAGAGCCGATTTTACCTTTGTTATGCTGCATTTTAACCTTCTGTTTTCTTCTTTAATTCTCCTATTCTCCATAATTATACTTTTAATTTTGTTAATTATTTCAAGCTCTTCATTATCTATTGAATCTATACTCAATTACCATCACCGTCCCAATTCCATAAACCTTGCTGACCTTTTATTACTATCGGCATTGATAGCTTTTTTACATCTTTTAGCGTCCATCCGAATCTATTATCTGAATAATCACCGTAGGCCATTTCAAGAGGCGTTATCTTCTCTCGCAACATTTCTGTTGGCTGAACATCACTTAATATTCCTGTGGCTACAATAGCTCCTGTAGGTATAGTATTATAACTACCATATTCCTGATTTATCTTATCTATTATGACGCTCTTTTGAAGGAAGTTTAATCCTTCTAGCCCATCTAAAAACTGCTCAACTGGAACAATCTTTTTTGCCGCATGTATGGCGATTTCACCTCTATATTTTGTTGCCCAGCCTCTTGTTTCATTTATCTTAAGACCAAGGGCTATAAGTGAAGCCCACGGTTGCCAAATTGTTATTGCTTTCATCTATATATCACTTCCTTTTCAAATTATTAACTCACACCCAATAACTCTAACTGTATCTGCAATATTGAAATTATTTCATTTATACTCTTTTTGTCTGTTGACATTTTAGTTAGTGAAACTTTAACTATTGCTAAAATATCGTCTTTGCCCAACTTAGTTTTTGTTTCGATCTTTTTGTTTGGTTGTTGCTTCTTAGTCTTATTCAGTTTTTTAAGAGTTTTATAGTACTGCTTATACTTATCTCTACATGAATTACAAGTTTTATATTTATCAGAAGTTAATTCTTTTCCGCATATAGTACATCTTTCATTTCTCACCCAGTATTTACGATTCTGTTTACGTAAAGAATTTCTATGTTCATTACATTCGTTACATCTATAAGTACTAGACTGTTTCCCACAAACAGCACATAATCCCAATTTACGTCTTATTTGAGCAGAAGTCTCTTTATCAACACTCATCCTCACAACCTCATAGATTTTTCCTTCTCAATGTTCTTAAATAGCGACTTAGTCAATTGTAGTTGCTTCAACAGGAACAATCATTTTCGGATTGAAATTAATTTCATACTTATACTTATTTACGCTTGTAGTCCCTAAGTCTTCTACAACATAACTAATTTCGCTTGATAAATATACAAAATGCTTATAATATGTACCGTTGTCATTCTCACCTATAACAGCTAAATCACCGTCAGGTTCTTTCTCTATTGAAAAATTACCTGTCATTTGAAACAGTATCGTATCCGTTCTTTGATTTATTACGGTTAATTTTCTTGCAACATTAAAGTTATCTGCTTCCAGAGACAAATTATAACTCACCTTATCTGCTTCTCTCTGACATCCCGTAAACATTCCAATTGTTAAAATCACCATAATTATTAATATTAATTTTTTCATACTCCCTCACTTTTCCGCAGCCCTCAGCTGCACATCATATTTGACTTGCTGTGTACTTAATTTAAGTACAAAATTCTTATAAAATCTAACTTTCTAGCAGCTCTGATGCACATCAAAAAATTATGTAACTATTTGTTTAAAGAACCAATATAATATATTGTAGTCACTTCATTATCTCTTAATTTAAAGGTGTAGATTGGACTTCTTAATTCCCTTATAAATCTACACCTTTAAAGGTTTTGAACAGAATATATTCAAATAGCGAATCACTTCAATTCTATTACTGGCTTGATTTTATCAAATATATTTCTAATATCATTCCAATAAATTTCATTAGTATTTTCTAAATCTACGTTCATTAATGCACTATGGAGCAAAAACATTTCTGTTTTATTCAAATAAACAGATTTACCTTTAAAATGACTTGGTAAGGATACATGTTCCGAACACTTTTTAGTATTTGTCAATTTACGGTTTTGCTCCAACAACACCAATACTTCATTTGCTAGTTCCTTTGTACAGCCAAACTCAGTATTATAAAAATCATGATCACTAACATTGCACTTTTCACAATTTCCGTTGCATTCCGCAGCATCCTTTAGTTCTTTTTCATTTAGCAATTGTTTCACCTTCTTCTCTTCAATCTCTATTCAAACTATGACTTAAATCTCCAATTTTTAATTGGTTTAAAGTTGACTTTCATAATTTCAAATTCTTCGGTATCGTGAAGCTTATGATCTAAAAGCATGTTTGACTGATGTCTTATTCCAATTGAATTTCCACTAACTTTTTTTATGAAATTTCTGTAAGCATTTATAACTGGATTGTCTGTATATGCACAAAATTCTATTTTATTTAAATTGTATTTGTAGAATACATCATAAATTATCTGATATAGGTCTTTGCAAAAATCAGGCTTCCCTTAGTAAAACTTATAATTCCCCAGCCAGATGCTTTAAGGCTCTGATGGTCAACGGAGTATGTGATAAATCCTACAACAGTGTCATTTTTATCAACTGATACAAACTGGTGATTGCTCCAATTATCTTCACTTAATTTCACAATTCCATCACTGCATCCATAATTCCAATACTGATTTTGCAAGTTATACCATGACTCATAGATTTGCTTTTCTAATTTTTCTTTGTAAGAATGTGCTGATTTAATCACTTTACGCTCTCCTTTCGTTCGCATTAGACTGATAATATTTATTAAAATGGCAATTCATCGTCCTCATCCATCGGATAGAAACCATCACCTGAAGCTATAGGTGTATCCGAATATGTTTTTGGTGCAAAACCACCGGCAGCACTGGTATCACTGCTTCCTCTTTTACTGTCAGCAAAGTAAGTTTCATCTGCAACTACTTCAGTAACATAGTGGCGTTTTCCATCATTGTCATCCCAGGTTCTGGTCTGAAGTCTTCCGACAACTGCGACCTGTTGACCTTTTGAAAAATATTTAGCAACAAATTCAGCTGTTTTGCCCCATGCAACAATGTTAATAAAATCAGCCTGAGGTTGTCCCTCTTTTGCAAGACGTCTGTTTACGGCAATTGTAAAACTTGCAACTGCTGTATTGTTACCACTTGTAAATCGTAAATCAGGATCTTTGGTTAAGCGCCCCATTAAAATGACTTTATTCATCTGATATCCTCCTACTTTGAAACTTGTATAACGATCTTATTGTATTCACCCATATCAATTTGCTTTGCCTTAATGTTAATTCCGAGTTCTTTTGCTGTGTCTATTGCTTTCTTTATGGTTTTAGTAAAATCTCTTCTACCTTCTGATTTCTTTGCCATTTCAACAAGATCTTCAACTTTTTTGACATTCAGACCTCTTTCACAAACAAACTTCAAAACCTTTAGCTGCAACTGCTCATCATGAAGCTTCAAAAGTGCCCTTGCATGCCTTTCGGTTAGATTGTTATCTTTAAGAACCTCTCTTACAAAGTGCGGAAGTTTTAGCAATCTAACTTTATTTGCTACAGTAGATTGATCTTTGCCTATTCTAAGGGCTAATTCTTCCTGTGTAAGATCGTATTTGAGCATCAAAGCTCTATATATTTCTGCTTCTTCCATATAGCTTAAATTTTCTTTTTGCAATTCTTCAAAGGACACCTTAACCATTTAACATTCCTCCTTTCAATTTCTCAATAATTCGGTTCATATGTTCTGTAGCTTTTTGCTGAGCCAACATCTTATCTTCTTCGGTTTCGGTCTTGTCACCCATAATCCCAACGAACTGACTTACTTTAAGACCGAGGAACTCTTGAATAGTTTCGTCTGTACCTTCCTCTGCTACAAGATAATAGCACAGAATTGAATCCTTGCTTTCATCAACACCGATTCTTTGTATTCTATCTTCAGCCTGTGAATGAATTGCTGGCGACCAATCAAGTTCACCGAATACACAGCATGATGCGCTTTGTAATCCATCAATACCTGCAGCTGCCCTGAGGGAAACACAACATAAATTTGTCTCTCCGTCCTTAAATGCTTGTACAGATTCATCTTTCTGGTCCGTAGTTTCTTTTCCTGTTATAAACACCGGATAAAATTCCTTCAACTCTTCCTTGTAGACATCCCATACAGCATGATGGTAAGCGAATAACAATACTCTTTCCCCTGCCTCCAGGAGCATTTTAACAAACGCAGCCACATATGGAGCTTTTGCTATTCCAATTGCCTGCCGTGTTTCATTAACAATATCTCGGGACATTCTTCCTTTTTCAAAGTGATCTCTGATGCTATCAATAATCTTTGCCTTACTGACTGCTGACTGAATTAGATTGCTGTATGTACCGGTATCAAAATCAATTGTCTGAACAGCCCTTCGCTTCGGAGGAAGTTCTTTCAGTACATCAGCTTTCCGGCGTCTCAACATCAGCCCTTCACGTCTAAGATAACTTCCCAACATGTCCGGCTTTTTAACTGTATCTGAGCCGTAACCGTAGCACCATTCTCGGGTAAAACTGTCCCAGTCCCCTAAACAGTGATACTCTATTATATTCATTACACTCCAAATCTCACCGCCGCGATTATAAATCGGAGTGCCTGAAAGCCCAATTACATTCTCACATTTGGAAGCCACAAGGGAAGCTGAACTGTATTTCTCTGTACCGGTATGCCGCAACTCCTGAATTTCATCAAGTATAACAGCCTTGAATCCCAATTCGGGTAGGACATTCTTCCACCCTCTGAGCAATAAATAATGAATTATGTACACATTAGCTTCAGGTAGCTTATATGGTCTTAAGCCTTTAATTACATGTACTGAGTTTTCCTCGTTTTCCTCAAACATTGAAATTTCTCTTTGTGGAAGCTTTAAGAATTTATTGATTTCTTTCTGCCAGTTATGAATTAGGTGTGGTGGTACAATTAATAGGGCAGGATAGCTTCGCGTTGATGCCAGAAATGCGATAGCTTGAACTGTTTTTCCCAAACCCATTTCATCTGCCAGAAGTGTCCGCCGGTTATGTAGCATGAAGGCATGTCCTTCCTCCTGGAACTCCTTCAGCTCGCCTTTAAAGTCCATTGAAGGCGTTAACCTTTGTGGAAGTTCATTAAGCTGTTGCCTTTTGATAACGTGCTCAACTGCCTGTTGATAAGACTTGTCCCACAATTCCGGCTGCAATATCTTTAATGGGTACCTTTGCATCAACCAGTTTAAATCACCATTAATTCTCTTTGTGTTATTAAATTTCGCAACTCCGGAACCTCGTGCTGCACTTCCTGGGAAAAGCCGTTTCGCAATATCAATTACACATGGTTCGCCTTCAATGATCCACGTATCAGAATTTGCCGAATACTCGAGCGTTCCATAATAATAATCAGCTGTTTCTACATTATTTAAGTATGCTGGTATCATAGTGCAATCCCCCATAATTTATTAAGTCCAACCGATACACAGGGCTTTCCATTTAACTCCTTAGGAACATCCTGGTTCTTTTCTATCACAAGAATAATTCCCTTTACTCGGTCAAACTCTGCATATCTTCGAAGTTGCTTTATTACCTGAGCTTTGTTTGGCTTGCCTTTCTTAACCTCAATGGCAATTCCATTTTCGAATGTCAAGAAGTCAACTCTGTTCCGTGGCCCTAATTGGCATTCTCTCTCGTAATGTATTCCAACGTTGATAAGCAACTTTTCAATTTCAGCCTGCAGGTCATATTCTTCATTGATAGGATTAATCCGGAGAGTTTTAAGAATGTCTATGATTTCATTCATTTTGGCATATCCCTCCAGTCAATGACAGCACAAATTTTTTCTTGCCACCTACCTACATTTTGAACAAAAGCAGATTGTTCAGGAGTTAAATTTCCAGTCGGGCAACTGTCAAACAAATCAATATGCAAAGTTATAATTGCTTCTTTTAATTGCTCGTTTTCTACTTCAAGTCTGGCTGAACCTTCTCCCATCTTTTCTAGGCATTCAGTACAAAATGGATGTCCATTCACAGTGCCGCCACTTGTTTTAGGATTATATTCTTTTTCACACGCATTGCAAAATTCAACCCAGTAACCGTCTATAGAACTTGCATATTCTTTCTTTTGAATGCTCTTTAAGAATCCATGAAATGTGCGATTCCTGATAGCATATATAATCCATTCGCTTAGAATCATAGACCCAATGAGACCTATTACACATAAAATGAATCCTCCAGGAACTACTAGAAAAGACCACCATTTGAATTCAACGATTGATGTTGCCAAATCGATAATAAATAGTAACAACCATAACGATCCTATTAAAAGAATGAAAAGCGTTTTAATTATTTTTTCTAACATCGGTTTGTCCCCTTTCTACACAGCCCATTTGATAGGCTTTAAATCTGCTTTCAGATATAATGGATGCTTTGGATAACCATCTTTGGTAAGTCCCAAGTAATGCAAATTCGGTAACAATTTAAGTTCCATCAGATGGCTTTGCCTGCTTAAGTAATCTCCTTTTGTTCCCCAAGCAGCTACTACAATACCGGCTTCTTTAACTGCCATTGTAATATACTTATTATTTTCGATACCAACTGGGTCAATAACATTAGTTAGTTCTTTCGGATCCGTCGCTCGGTATGCAAATAGATTTACAACCTTAATTCCACCATAACCCCAACTTCTTGCATAATTCATGCATCGACGTATTGTCGGGTCATCTTCCTCCGCATCAGCTGTTGATGGATTGAGCATTATAAACACAGCTAATGGCTTCGCTTCATCCCATATCCGCCAAAGCTGATATCTGTACTTGCCTGTTTCATCAATAATTGCACCTTTAATCATATCAACGTCCCCCTAATCCATCTGTTGATAAATTAAAACGTCATAGCCTGCCTCTTCCAAAACTTTTCTCATTGCCTCATTTACCCTTACTCTCGAATTACCTTGCCCACCAGGGCCACTTATAAAATATCTGGTTCCAATCCATTCCCTTCTACCTCTAGTGTAGAGACCTGCTGCCTTAACTGCATCAATTACTTTCTTTTCAATTGCCCCAGGGAGTTTTATAGTAACTCTGTCAAGGTTCGCCGTACCGCCATCCTCCCCATATGCCGCGATCTCTCCTGCTTCCTTTGCTCTTCTTAAATCATCAGTTAATTTCTTGTAATCAATTTTCATTGTTATTCTTCCCTCCAAAATTCCTCCCACTCTTCAGCTGTAGGTTCTGGAATATCTTCATTTTCAACCTTTTCAATTGGGTAGTGTTTGTCGAGAAAAGATTGCTTAGGTGGATATCCGTAATGCTCTTTGTGCCATTCGATATACTGTTGTCTATTCATTAACTCACACTCCTTCAAATAGATTCATTCTAGTATCATTCTGGGCTTTTACCCACGGCTCGTATTCGTCAAAGCTGCAAACTGTATGCTTCCTGCTATTAACCCATCCAGCAAAGCAATGATGCTTAACTGTAGGGTATTCCTTGTTATAAGGCATTACATATGGTCTAATACCTATTTCAATAAGCTTTTTGAATCTATACATATCTTCTTCAAAACTTGTGTCGTACCCCGTTAATATCATACAGAGGTGCTTATATAATTTCACATGCTTGGATAATATTCTTATGCCGTCGAATACCTGATGTTCGAAACTCATCAAGTCCCAAGCATAATGAACACTTCTTAGATGTTCGACCTCAGATAATGCTTTGGCTATTTGTGGAGTGAGCAACCTCACATCAATCCCTTGAGTGATATCAACCGTTAATCCCCTGTCTCTAATCTCATGTAGCTTTTCAATACAATCAGAGTCAGCGGTGAGATTGTTATCCATCAGAATTAGTATGTTTGACTTTGGATTGAGAAGGTCTTTTATCTCGGCTACCTGATGAAACTTTCCTTCCTTGGGAGGAACAAAGCAGAATCCACAATTTCGGACACATCCTCTACTTGTAAAACCAATCCCGGCATTAACAATTGTCTCAGCCTTCTTTATCTTGCTTTCCTTTGTTGCAATGCCGCCTTTGATTCTTGGTAGTATGTCAGATACCGTGTATAGGTCATAATCTGGCTTGCAAGCTTCAACTTCTGCTGGAAGTGTTTTATGGATATCCCAACCGGTACCACCGACTTCCGCATCTGGATAGATTTGCATCAACTTTTCAACCTTAGGTTTGTTCCATGTGAACAGAACTGATATATAGACTTTATCTGGCTTGTTGCATTCATTCAGGAATACTTCGTCACCGAGAGATTTGTGCCATGTAGAGAGCTTCATCAAGGCTAGATTTGGCAGCTTTCCATCAACATCAATCAATAAGACTCTCAAAATATCACCATCCCTATGATTATAGCTGCAACCCAGTGAAATATTAGAAACATCACTGTTGAACCTGTTATACCCCAAAACCGTTTATTAGCTTTTAGCATAATTCTGATGCTGTTCAACATGAGGAAAAGCATAATTGAAATCCAGATTATTTGTGATGTGTTGCTCATTCTCACCACTCCAATCTTTGACCGCAAAAATGGCAGTAATTATATGTGACTCTCACTTTTGAATCTCCAAATCGCTCAAACTTGTCAACAACATTCTTACAATTTGGGCAAGTACAACACCTTATTAATGTTGCTTCATGTGTTACTCGTTTTGGCACTTGTTTTTCAAGGGCATCAATTGCTACTTTTATCGCTTGTACCAACCATTTTATTCCGGGCATATGTCCGTGCTCATCAAGCCATTTTTTCAAATTCTGTATAGCCTCTATCTCCCTCATTCTGACACCTCCATTTCAAATATGCTCATTTGCCCTACTTTTGGCGGTTCTTTCAGAATATCTTCTACTTTCTTGTGGCACTCGCAAAAGCTTTCAAGGTATCTCTCATATTTCTCGTGCCTTCTCATGCTGACTAAATCATCTGTTTCTATAAAGGTTTCTAATCCCTTGCAATACCCAATAACATTGTTTATTGAAGTCCGTTCTATTTGCATTTTATTCAGTTTGTTAACTGCATTTAAAAGATACAGATAATCTTCATTAGCCTTATATTTATCCAATGCTACCCTTGCATTTTGCCTGATTTCATCTGCTCTTGCCATATATTTGCTATCCATCTCTAGCGGTGCTTCCAAATAATATATTTCAGGAAGTTCTAACCCTTCTTGCTCACATATTTCTTGGATTTCACTTTTAAAATGAAAGATATGGTTTCTTACCAGATTCATATTGCAGCCATCTTCCCAAAATGGGTCTGAGCCTCCGTGTTCCTTTAAATATTCCCATCTATTAAAGCTATCTTCTAATGCTTGGATCAGTTCATTTAGTTTTATATTCAATCTAAATCACTCCTCCCCAAAGAAATCAAGCAACGATGGAACTTTCATATCTTCATCAGCAGCTTTGAGGTAACCAAGACTATCACGGAAGTAATCTGAATTTAACTCACATACCCAGCCTTTACGTCCCATTTTAAGAGCTTGATATCCTACTGTTCCTAATCCTCCGAATGGATCACCTACAAGTTCGCCCGGATTGCTATACCGATTGATGATTCTTTCAACGATATCTAACTGCAAAGGACAAACATGGTTCTGTAACCGTTTTTGAGTCTGCTTTGCGTTGAGAGTTTTAAACCTCAAAATATCATCCCAGACATGGTCAGTCCATGAACCGGGAGCTACTACCATAAAACTACCCGGGAGCTTGCCACCTTCATCAAGTCTTTTTGACATTTCAACATGCTCTTCATAGTTATAAACATTGTTTCTTGAGTATTTTGTGTAAGCTGCTTGGAGTTTGTTAACCGGCGTGTTAAGTAATTCTTCCTTTGTAAGTAGCCTATCTCCTGATGTTCTATAGAAACCATGAGCATCTATCTGCCATTGTGCTCTTGTATATTCATCTTTTGTCTTTGTAACTGGAATATCAGCATATGCATTGCTTGTATCGCTCGGTAGCTTACGGAACAGGAGTATGTATTCTGGGCAACCAACTCCCATTTTGGTACCGTCCTTGCACTGTTCAGACCATCCAAGTCGGTATGTTTGATTATTTTCTCTAACGACATCTGTAACTACCGTAATCATGCCAAAGTACTGAAATCCGTGCTTCATGTAGTGTTGAATGCATAATGCATGAAACGGCTCCATTGTTGGCATACCTGTACCGGTTGCATTGCCAAATAGCACTCTATCTTTCACATGACAAGCAAATACTCTGCCTGGCTTCAAGGTTCTCAAAAGGTTAGGCGAAAGGAAATCCATCTGCTCCATGAAAGCTTCAGTATCAGGATTGAAGCCAAAATCGTTGTAACTGGCTGAGTATTCGTAGTGGTTGCCAAAAGGTATCGATGTGTGTAGTAAATCAAAATAATCATCTGGAAGGTTCTCAAATTCTAATATGCAGTCATTATTGACTGCTGTATAATTGTTGCCCTTTGCCTCCACTCTCTTTACCCCCATAGTTCTGGTCATCTTCTCCAACATTGACGTGCTGGACAACCCATATTTCTTTATTATGTCCGTCATTTTCTTGACTTGATATTTGTGCTGCTCCCACTTTTTAAGGAGTACCTGCAGGATTCGTTTCTCTCGGCTGGTGTAAATGATGTCTATAATGACTTTTTCAGTTTGCAAGAAGCGAAATATCCTGTGTACGGCTTGGATAAAATCATTAAATTCATAATCAATTCCTAGGAATATTGCTCGGTGACAGTGTCTTTGAAAGTTGCAGCCGCTACCACTCAGTTCCTTTTTTGTGGCGAAATACTTTGACCTGCCCTCTGAAAAGTCAATTACCCTTTGCTCCCTGAGCTCAATGTCTTGGCTGCCATATATGTCTACAACCCCAGGTAGAGCTTTTTTAATTGCCTTGCGTTCGTCCTCAAGATCATGCCATAATACAAAATGGTCATCTGGGCTTTCGCTGATAATCTCAGCCATCTTTGAGACTCTCTCACCAATACTGCGCCGCTTTTCCTTCATGGCATCAGGCAGGGAAACAACTTCATCATCCTGCATCTTCATTTGCCCGTCTCGATCAGTTGTGAACAATTCTCTTTGCACCGGTATTTCGTGATATCTGACTTCCATTGGCGGCAAATCGTAACCTTCATTAGAGAACTCTGGTCCCAAGTCTGAAGGTGTCGTTATCCACAAAGCCCATGAGCTGCACCACAACCAGAATTCGTCCTCACGGTGAGGATATAATGTGAGGTTGTTTGCTTTGGTGCTGTCACGCTGGAAGAATCGTGTTAATGCTTGTCCAGAATCCATAATCTCTAGGAAAGCAGCATAATGGATTAATTCCTTGAATCGGTTCGGTGAAGGTGTTGCAGTGAATACAAATTTGTATTGCACACCTTTGAACTTGACCATGAAGGTTTGATAAGTGTCGCTGCCATAACTTCTTAATACTGCTGCTTCATCGAGCGTGCATACCGTGAAGTAAGTTGGGTCAATATCTCCATCACGCACACGCTCGTAATTTGTCATCAGGATATCACCAGTAGCTTTTCTTACCTCGTCCATACAGGTGACGTACTGAGGATGTGCCATGCCCAGCAGCTCAACTGAATCATGTTTAAATTCTTGCTTTACCCCAAGCGGCAAAACTATCAATGCCTTGCCGCCTTTGCGCTTGAGAATTAATCTACATATCTCAAGGTTAACAATTGTCTTACCTAAACCAAAAGCCTTGAATACCGCGCGTCTGCCACCTTTGATAGCCCATTGTACAGCGACCTTTTGGTGTGGCTTAAGATTTGCGTTAACTTCGGATATGTCGATATCAAAACCAGTTTCAGGGGCTATGTCCATCTTTCGTTTTAAAAAATCTATGTATTCCATAGTAACCCCCTGTTATTTCGTTCTGACCGCCATCACCATGTATTTATAACTGTCACCTTCAACTGGCATTATAAATGCTGGCCCTAAATTTCCTGCAAAACCGAGCATAACCTCTTTGCTATCAATATGCTTAAGGCAAGTCAAAATTCTTCGTGGGTCAAGTCCGATTTCTATTTTATCGCCACTGATATCACCGCAGAATATTTCTTCATCGAAAGTTCCCTTGTCGCCATGCATGGTCAAATTCAAGCTTTCACCCTTGCTGATGATTTTTAGCGGCTCACTCACAGAACCTTTGGCACCGGTTTCAAATACAAGCAATGCCCTTTCCAGCGATCGAACCAATTCTCTTGAGTTAACGCAAGCTGTAGTAATAATCTCAGTTTGCATATACCGTCTATAGTTCATGTAAGTACCATCAACTGCTCTTACATTTATTTGAGTATCTTCGGTGACCAGCATAGCCATGTTATCAGAAAGTATTACCGTTACGATGCCATTTTCACCTATGGACTTCACAGCGTTTTCTAGGGACTTGCCACTTAGTAAGGCAGTGGAGTTAGGAGCTGACAGTGATATTTTCCTGTACGCCACCATATAGCCATCGATGGCAACAATATCAGCTAAGTTATTCTCAATGACAAGCTTAATTCCGGTAAGTGCAGGTTTATCTTCACCTTCAAATACGGCAAATGCAACACCGTTTATTGCATTAACAAGTGTTTTCTTGTCAATCTCAAACCTTGCTTTTTCAGTAATATCTGGTAACCCTGGGTATTCGGCTTCTATAACTGGCACTTTCATAACAGCTTTTCCGGCTTCTATGGTCATTTTTTTATCTTGAACGGTAATGTCCAATTCCTCATCGGGCATTTTATGGACTATGTCAGATATCATCTTTGCATTTACTATTGCCTTGCCCGGTTTGATTACTTCACATTTAACAGTATGTTTAATAGCTGATTCTAGGTTGTTTTTAACAATGCTCAGTTTTCCGTCACTGGCCTCAATAAGTATTCCTTCAAGAGCCTGTATTACAACCTTCCCTGTCGGAACCGCCTTTACTACTGTGTCTAATGCATTAACAAGTATGTTTTTATCAATTGCTATTTTCATCAAAGTACCTCCTATCCTGTTCTTCTTTTGGACTTACCCATATATTCAGATTAGAGAATCCCCAATGTATTTCGCCCAGTAGATTCGGCATTAATGCTTCTAATAGGGACACACCTATTGCAGCAGCTGTCTGAACGGGTACAGCATTCCCGATATATTCCCTCGCTTTCCCGTCACTGCAATCAATCAGTTCAAACGGTGTACCGTCTCGCATTGTTCGCGGAAATCCTTGTAACATTGCCATTTCGTATGTAGTGATTGGTCTGTGCCAAGTGCCGTCAGCAGCTATTATTATGTAGATTCCTCTATCGTCGGGATTCGGGATTCTCGGGTCAGCCACCGCAGAAGTCCCAGCGTGAATGTCACCACTGGCCGTTACTGTTTTGGCGGGTTCATCCCAATTCATTACACCGTAGTTCCCGGCTCCTGACCATTTACGAGGGTCTGCAACTACTGCTACTGAATTTGAACTGCTTACACTCATGTTTCCGGTTATCGTATTAATTGGCTTATCCCAATCTGCGATTCCATAAAGTCCGGGTCGTGATTCACAACGTATTCGCCTATCGGCTACAACTTGGGCACCAGTTTGAATATCCGTTTGACCTAAAACTGTGCTTGATGGTTCTTCCCACGGAATTACTTTGTAGGTACCTGGATATCTTCCTTCACGCTTATTCAATCTTGGGTCAGCAACTATCGTTCCTCCATTGGTGGGACCAGTTCCCGATGTAATTGTTCCGGCCGCAGTATCCCAATCAGTTACTCTAAAGCAATGGTTAAAGTGTACTTTATCTATTCTCGGGTCAGAAACAGATACTGCACCATTTGTTGGACCATTCCCGCCTGTAATTGTCGGTCCCGGCTCATTCCAATCAGCAACCTTGCAAAGATTTGCGTATTCAGGCACCTTTGGGTCTGCATAAATCGGAGCTCCACTTCCTAATCTGCTACCTGTCACTGTTGGACTTGGTTCGTCAGCAGACACTACCCTGTATTTATTACCATAGCCTTGTACAAATTCTAATCTTGGGTCAGCTACTGCTGAAACTCCTGTACTTTGACCAACGCCTTTCGTCGAAGATGTAACAGCATGTGCTGCTTCATCCCATCGTACAATCTTCCAAGCGCCCTTCCACTGTTCACGACCAAAGTTTTCTAACGCTCTCCAATCCTTCCCGGCAGGTATTAAAGCAAGTCGTTCCCATGTCCTCCATGCAAGGTTAGGAATTCTATGCATCTTACCGCCTTTTTCAATGTTTCCCGGCATTGGCAAAGGCTCAAGAATATCACCTATTGATTTCAAAGGTAGTTCGGGTGGTTGAAAAATAAAATCTGGAACTTTACTTGGAAGCCTTGCGATTAAAAGATACCTTACCCTATGCTGACCAAGACCACCCCAATCGCCACAATCATACAAATCTTCATAAAAAACATATCCTTTAAGTGCTAACTTTGCTTTTATCTTTTTTAATACTTTCTGTCCACGGTCTCTATCTCTGATTCCTGGAACATTCTCCATCAGGAGAACTGCTGGAAAATCATCAAACCAAGCTTCAAGTACGAGGTCGAAAACTCTTTCGGGTAATTGGTTAAGTGCCTGATATTTAGGCAACTGCGCAGTTTTCTTGGGAAGTAGCCTGCTGAACCCTTTGCACGGAGGACTCATGATTACGACATCTGGAGTTTTTCCACATTGCTCTCTTATTTTTATAGCCGTCAACTCTTCCCATTCGGGTCCTGGTTCTTTGCCATGAAACAATATGTATTGCTCTCTTGTAAAAAGGTCTGCACATATGGCTCGATTACCAGTGTTTATCTCAAAGTTCTTACAAGCCACCGGGTCGACATCATATCCAACCAGAGTTTTGAATTTACCTTTAATACCTTTATACTCATGTTCGGATTGTTCAAAGCCTAAATCTTGTCCGCCAATACCGCAGCAGAAGTTGACTGTATATAATTCCATTTTTTTATCTGTCAAGTTCATTCCATC